ATCGTAACTTCTGCACCACTTGCTACTGCTTCCCATTCTGGTGAGGTTGCAGTAGAATTTATTTCATCTGCAATCTTTTGTGCCGTGTAAGGATGCGATGTTTCCCAGAGGACAGGATCACGAATAATCGTTATACCGCCCATTGTCAGGTCAGTTAGTGCATTGTCAATACCACCAGCAAAGGGTGACGTTCCATTGGCTATTCCAAAATCGCCTTCTACCCCGGAAGTTATTGCCTTCCCATTTGCTGCTGTTCCTTTGTCTGCTGCCGTTATTGTTACTGTTACAGTAGATGCAGTTGCAGTATAATTTGGTACTGATGTTTTTGCGGTGATTGCAGTTACAATCGCCGCAGCAGTTGTGTTATTATCTCCCGTATGGGCAATCGGGCCATCCAAAATATCCACATTATCCACACGCAGGAAAAGAAGATTGTTCCCTGCATATACTGTTCCTCCATTAACCACAACTGTTCCGGCAGCCGCTGTGCCTGTACTGGATGTTAAATTTCCTCCTGTAACTGTAAATGAAGCTCTTGCCCGTCCATCATACTGCTCGATTATCCTGTTCAGGGCAACGCCACTTTGCCAAGAGTGATCATCAGTAGCAGAGCCTACGTTTGTAAAGACAACTTCAGCACCACTCTCGGCAGTTGAAACAAAGAAGGTATTGGTTGCTGGTGTTCCTACAACATAATAATCTGTTTCTAAAGCTAAACCTGTAGGTAGCGTACCTTCAGTAGTAAATCTAACAACATCATCTTCATCCAAGTTATGGCTTGTGCTAGTTATTTGTAAGTCTCCACCAGAGTCAGCTACTGATACAATGGATGTTGTTGGCTGGGTTCCACCGGGATCATCGTGATCCCCCCAATAATGATTGATACGTCCATCCTCAAATTCTATTGCCGCATAGGGTTTTCCATCAAAAAAATCCACACTCAGAACCTTTGCCATGTCTTCTTCACCAACATTACCCTTGTATCGGCTTTCCATTTTAATAACCGACAATGCTTCAGGTTGACCTGTCATGGATGGTCTTCCTGTGTGACAGTCTGCAAAGGTATAGACCCTTCCTCCTCCGGCAGCCAGACCATGCGTGTTTGCAGGAAGAGTAGTCCAGAGCTTGAATGCCCTGCGTTTCTCAATCTCTCCGCCCCGTGTGATATGTGCATTTGTCAGGCCAGCAACTCCAGCAGCATTCAGGCCATAGAGACTGCCCGGTACAGAAGTTACTGAGGTTCTGCGGGTGTCAATACCAGATTTAAAATCTTCAACCAAAACGTATGGCATCAGCCCACCTTATGAACATGAAGCGGCAGATCACGAACTACACTTTCTCCCAAGATTATAGGTTCAGACTTTGATAATCTTGCCCGAAGTCTCTGGTAATGTACCTGTGCCTGTTGCTGTTTCAGTTGTGCATCAGGACTTTTCTGGCGTGTTAATAATTCTGCGGCAGCCATAAGAACAATTAACTGATCATCCAAATCTGCTGTATCTGACATGGAAACAAATGTAGAAAGATTGCCTGTACCTTCCAATCTAAAGATGCCATCACCTGTTGTTGTATTTGCATTTTCACTTGGAGTGGGCCACACTTCTACCTGTGACAATCCGTATGCCTCATATTTCCAAATAGGCCATGATCGTGATCCTGTATCAGAATCATGGAGTGTATAATCATGTGCAGAGATTCCATATACAATCTTCTGCCAGGAAGAGCCATTTTTGAATAAAGCTCTTTCTACACGTTCAAGAGTTATTCCAGATGGAATATCATAATAACGCTGTCCTGCCTGTAGAGTTACATCCTTTTTGACCTGTAAAAAAGGCCATGCAAAATCTTCCCATAAGCGTCTTTGCACCCTGTTTAGAAGATTTACCATCATCTCCTGAGTTGCTGCCCCAAGAGCAGATGAAATTGCGTGGCCAGCTTCGCTTCTCAGGTCATTCAGCAGAACTTGAAGAGTTGTGTTCCTTGCCATCTGTTCCTTTTTTTGCGTTGATCGGAGGGCCACCATCTAAAAATTGATTCTCTGATATTTTCAGGGATTTTACATCAAATGGTAATTCTCCATAGGCTCCAAATACTTCCGTAAATTTTTCCTTATATATATGTGCTAGTCTCTCACGTTCAGAGTCTGTTGTCATATTTTCCTTGCCAGTTAAAACAATGCGATCAATCGCACCAGTTCCATGCAGATGCCGTAGCACTGCCAACTCTGGGACTGAAATTCCGTTTTTAACTACAGTATGTCCTACGTCACCAAGTTTCGCCACATTCGCCCGGTAAATATTTTCCATGATTATATTTTTATTAAAGGTTAGGCAACCCCGGAGGGTTGCCTAGTTAAGTCAAAGGTCTATGAAATTTCGTAGACTCCATGACAGTTGAGTTGAGAAGCACACAACACCGAAGTAGTAGTTATCGCACGATAAATACTGTAGTAGTCATGTGGACGAGTTGGAGAGTGACGTTGCATTTTCTCACCATCCATATACATAATGTATAATTTGGAGGGGTCAATAATGTAACAGCGTTTGTCACCATCTTTCCCGGTCAGGTTAATGTCATCAAGAGTGGGATCATACTGGAAATGTATTCCTTGGTAGTATACTTCACCCATACTGATGTCTTGTTTCCCTGTCCAACCAGTCTGAGTAAAGTTCCCTTTACTCTTTAACTCAGTTGTCAGGCGATCCAAGAAAACACTTCCGCATACAGCAAGTGAAGGTTTCCCTCCATATCTGCGAAGCTGACGTATTTCCTTGTGCATCAAGTCAATTAACTCCTGACCACCAGAACTTGTTGAAATTGCCACATTAAAGCGGTTCCTCCACCAAGTATTGGTATCAGTCCGAAGTCCACCAACTGAAACACCTGATGCAGCCGGATTATCAGCTATGATACCTTGTATTCCGGTCATAGCAGTTGTACTTGTCCCATCGGTATATAACAGGTCATTCATACCTCTGGCGTAGCCTTCCATCATGTCCTCCATCTTATCCTTGAAAAGATTTACGAGAACAGTCTTGTCTCTGCCAGAAACATTTGAGGTTTCTCCAGAAAGTGCATCACTTACGGAAATTCCATCATGTTTTAATTCGGTATGTGTAACTTCAATACCAATGTGATGTTCGTGCCAAGTATAGTTGACACGTTTGATATGGTCAGGGTTAGAATATGACACCTGATCAGTGGCTGTATAGCCCGCTAAACTGGTTTCATAGACTCCCTTAACCGCCAGATCAACCTTTCCCTTACCACCCGGATAGCTTTTGGATGCTTTATCCATTGCTGCAAAGAGGGGTTTGTCTTGGATTGCTTGGCTTAAAACGTCACCACGATTTATGAAAAAATCGAGGCTCGCATTGGCCACATTGGCCAATTGGTCACTTGTTAGGGCGGCCATGTTTTCTCCTTTGTTTTCAATTACTTACAAAGGAATATTTCCACACAGTAACTTTACTGGTTCAATGACTGCGTAATTGCATCTCTTAAAGAGGCAGGTTCAGTTACTAATGTTCCTCCGAGTTTACCACCTGTTGCCGTTTTCATTGCACTGGGTTGAGGTCGTCTGGCCTTAAACCTTTCATTTACAGTCGCATAAGCATCATCAACTAGGCTTAATACTTCTGTTTGGGTTTGCGGCTGTCCTCGCTCATTGACCAGTGCAACAACACGATCATTAAATTCTTCTTGCTTAAGACCGAAGTCAACGTCTTTTGCTAAAGTTGTCTCACCCCACGTTTGCAACGCACTGGACAGCATATCGCTCTTAACTTCTGATTGCTGTTTTGCGCCCCTAGCATGGTCTGCTTTACGCAGGTTTTGTTCCCGTGCTAGGGAAGCTCTGGTTTGGCTCAACTCTTTTGCTGCACCCTCATCAAGGAAACCATCGTCCACTTTCGCTTGGATGTCTTTCGGTAAACTTCTTCCAGTAACCCTAGATATATTACCTAAATGATGCCGTAGCATTTTATAAGCATGATCTGGATTATTTCTAATCGCAGCCATGATTTTAAACCCCTCAACTGAATCTTTTGCAGTCAAGTTGTTCTTATTTATAAAATCCGTAATTTTGGCATACTGGTCTGAATCATTTTGAAGTTTTGCCGCAGTTTCCTTAAGCTCGTTTTTTTCGGCAACGAGGCTCCGAAACCTTGGATGCTTGTTAAATGGAACGTCCTTGTAGTCATCTGATGGTGTTTCTTCAGAGGCTTCAATTGGCTCCGTAACTTCTGTCTCTTCAGTAGTTTCTGCTTCTTCCACAACAACATCTTCCTCCAGAGGGCCAAGTGCATCCTGCACTGCACTCTCTAAAGTTTCTGTTTCGGTTTCTGCTTCAACTTCCGTGGCATCTGACGGGGATGCCGTGTCTTCCGCAACTTCTGTGGTAGACTCGTCTATAACAACTTCTTCAGAAGCAGTGGACGATTCTGCTTCCTGCGGCTCTTCTTCAGCCATAATACGTCCTTTTGTTAATAGTTAAACATTCATCCCAATTCCTGGTGGTTTACCACCACCGGGTCTTGGCAGTGGAGCATTGTTGCCCCCCTGTCCACCTTGCGCTTCAGGAGGTTTTCCTCCTCTACCCTGCGCCTGTGCCTTTGCACCTTGCATCATATTTTGTGCAACAATTGAAGGTAATTTATCCACAATTGCATCTGTCAAATCCATTTTATCATCCAAACGCTTGAGCAACTCTCTTCCAAGGAACTTTGGATCAATTCCGGGAATCTGGATCAGGAATGGAATTATGCGTTCAATATTTTGTAATTCGGCTGCTTTGTTTGGTTTTCCTGTACTGCCAGCCTCAATTTCCAGATAGACTTCATTTAGAACCTCTTCCTTTTTAAATTCCGGCCAAACTGCTCCCGGCCCACAAATAGCAATAACTTCCTCCTTACTCATTTCTAACAAGAGGATTTGTCCAGCTGCTCTGGTAATCTCCGTCATAAAGGAGTCAAGATCATCGATGTTTGCGCCAATAGCAGACATTCGGGATGATTCTGCAATGGAAGTTTCAGTCGCAGTACCTTTCGATATTTGACCAAAATTAGCTTCTTGCTGGCCCACTACGAGCTGGACATCATCAAATATTGTTTTTACTTCATACAGGTTTGGATCAATGCCAATTTGTTTTACTGGTTGCAGAACATCATCCACTTTCTGTCCTGCCACCAATGCCTGTAATTCAAGAACTGCATTTGCAGGAGGGTCTTTTAATAGTTCCTTATCTGACTCCTCCAGCATTCCTGCAGGTACAGCATATTTTGGCCTGTTTGCCCTGCGATGCTCTCTTAGACCTTGTCTTGCACGATTATACTCATGTTGCATTGGAGCAAGGAGTTTAATGTCAGATGGAGGATAGAGCTGGTCTTTATGTTCAATCTCATTAAATGACAACGAAAAAAATGGCCAGAATGTTTCTAACTTCACTGGTGGTGCTACTGGCTCCGTCAGGAAATCATTATGTCCATCACAAACAATATATTGCAGACCTGCATTTTTATCATATATCTCCCAAACTAAAGCAAGGCCATCCCTGACATTATCTGCACTGTGAACGAAACTAAAACTCGATTGTCCTGCCTTCACGCCAGTTTCGTTACCCTTCATGTCGTATGATAAATATGAATCCTTTACATCAACATCATAAATTTCCTTTATCTCTTCAGTAGATAAATACATTTCATGTGCAACCCAAGATGCACCAACAAACCCACGCAGCAGACGGCACATTGGATCAACAATAATTGCATCGCATTCTGGAAAATCAAAAACCAATCCTTCCTGAATAATTGACAGTGGTTCCTTCTTTAATGCCTCAAGAGAAAGCAGAAGTTCTTCCATTTCTGCATCATCCTGTTCAATATCACCCTTTTCTGCTTCTTCTGCAATTCTTCGGAGATGATCAACTTGTGCCTGTATATCACTCATTTTAGAAGAAATATCCGGCAGCCTGTCAACATCCCTCTGATAACCAACTTTAACGAATCCTACAGACGTTGTAATCACTCGCCTGACCAGGGCTTTCATCTGGCT